TCTTTTACTAGTGCTAACATCTTCTTCGCTCCTGCAGGTTTCATATAATATGCAGAGTTACCTGCGAGTCCTTGGGGTATATGGTCCAAGTCGACTTTAGGGCAGGGAACAACTCCCGATCCGGATTTCTGGACTCCTTGGTGAAACACACTCGACTTTCGCGTTGCTCCTCTAGGGTCATTCAATCCAATTATATTGTATCTACTTTTTTCGAGTATGTCAAGAGAAATCGAATCGGTGATCAATGCATCATGTTCAAAGATAAACATAGACTCGTCTTTCTCAGCGCACTCTTTCCAAAGAAGATAGTGTGAAAAGAAACATGCGACTCGTTTCCCAGGAGCATTGGTAACATATGCTGATTTCTTCATTCCTGATTTCATATCATAAACAGAACCTTTCCATGGATAAGACCATTTAAGATTATGCTCTTTCATTAATCCGTTGAGTTGCATTGGAATTACAGCATCAAATCGAAACAACGATATGCTATCTGTAACTCCATGCTTTCTTGCTGATGTCATGAAGTTCTCGGATGCTGATTCAGAGACTTCATGCCCTTTAATAGTGATAACTTTACCAATCATAGTTTTTCATATCCAAAGTGTTCGAAGTCGTTGTGGTACTGATCGTTGATCCATTTGATGGTATCTTTACTTAGGTCTTCTATTTTCTTAGCAGAAACGACCTTATTATCTATCACAGATTTAAAGACAACATCGTTCGGCGTCTTGTTGATAACCGGTATGCCTTTCGCCTCGAATCTTCCCTCAAAAAGTTTAGGAACTTCGACAGGGATATCTTCAACCTTTATAATATTATCCACTGCAGGTTTTTTAGACTTCAGGATATATTCGTATTGCGTCATGAAGTGGCGATATACTTCGACGTTCTTATCACCGTTCGCAACCTTTACCATTTTTCGCCAGTCCGGTGCAACATTACGAAAATTACACGCGCTTATAAGTCTCTCGTATGGATTGCGGACTGTAGCGAAGACAGTCGTCTTGGATAGTTTTTTATCGTCCATATACCCGTGTGTTATAAATTCTTGCAATGTCATATGCGTTAGACTGATTGGACCTGGAGATATAAAATCGTTATTCTTCACGAACATATATCTCTCATTATAATTTTCAGACGAGAGAACACCTTCAACAGAAGTCGCCGAAGATTCATTCTTAGTTAGGTCGAAATGATTCGTCTCGCCAAGGCAGTCAAAGAGATACTTGGTGACGCTCTGCCCCGCAGTTTTCGGAATATGAATATAGAGGATATTTTCTTTGCTGATATACATTAGGAAACATTCTTCATTTTATAATTGAGTGCCACGAAATCGTCATAATAATGATCGTTGATCCATTTAAGTGTATCTTTGTTGAAATGCAAATTATCTGGATTTCTTCGACCCGCATTTAAACGGTCGATAGAAGATTCGATTTCGAAAATATTATTTAGATCTTCTTTAAGGTTCTCTGTTTTGGCGATATACGTGTCAGGGTATATCTTACCGCGAAATGTCAGATACTCGGTTTGTCTCATAAAGTGTCTGTATATTTCTCTATCTTTGTCCCCATCAATAATTTGCTTCATTGCTTTCCAATTAGGTCTAACGCTCCGGAACACACACGCGCTTGCTAGTCGAGTATAAGGACTACGTATTGTAGCAAAAACCAAAGTGTTTGTCAAGTCCTTTTCTGAGATATATCCGTTATCGACATATTCGTCCATCGTCATGTGCGTTAAACTGACTGGTCCTGGAACTGTAAAGTTAGAATTCTTCAGATAAAGAAATCTTTCGTTTGGTCTTTCGGAGTTATACAGTTCTTCTATTGAGGTCGCTTTCGTTTGATTGTCTTGCTTGTCGAACGTGTTGGGGTCTAACCCTGCTACATTGTATAGGTATTGAGAAACGCTCTGTCCGCCGGTTTTAGGGACGTGCACATAAAGAACTTTGGAGTCTTTGAGATACATTTCTACTCCTCGTAACCGAAACGATCGAAGTCCTCTTTACACTTTTCATATAAGAATTTTTTCATCTCGGATGTATACTGCATAGAATCGTGACTTGGTCTTCGACCAACATTCTGCTTCGGCAAGTCGTCTTTTCGACCTAGCATCTCTTTAATATATTGAAATTCTTCTTTAAGATTTTCGAATCGGATAATATGAATATTATCTTTTTCGCTGAACCAAGTGGATTGTGGTTTAAGGGCAGTTTTCTCGTAACGCTCTTCATCAAAAATAAAATCTTCGAAAGACATCTTCGCTTTCTGAAAATCTTTACTCACTCGAGTGAGATGCTTATATAAACTTGCTGCTCTAGCATAGGGATTACGAACAATAGCAAAAGCGAAATCAATATTGTCCTCGCCGTAATGCTTTTCGATGAGATCGTATGTTGGGTGCTTTACATTAATGTTTCGTTGTCCTAGCGGCATAAGGTCGAAATCATTTTCTTTCCTCAACCACAACCGAACAGATTGACCGCCCGTCTTAGGTATATGAATAAATGCGATGTTCCTTTTCTTTAAGAGTATGCCACCCATTTCTTATTCCTTATTAAACGAGTTCTACGCCGTAACCTCTATTGATCCACCGGTAAGAAACTCCAGTTATCCTATCTTCCGGAACAATAATTTTTACATCGTTTTTATCTTTTACTGTAAGCGCGAAGTGCGTCATGCCACTATCGATGCCAACGTGCGCGACGGCATTATCTATAATCCATGCAAGTGTCGGAATTCCTAATTCTTCGAGTCCATCAACATCTACTGCTTGAATTCCATATGACTTAATTTTAGCAAGGTATGCATCTTGTACATGCTTCCTTCCATACTCACATTTGGTCGCTCGAGGTTTAGATTGATACGTGACATACGGTTCGTAGAATGTCTCTGATTCAGGATCAACAAACCTCTCCTTCGCCATTTTAACATAGTCGTCGGTGTTAGGGTGAGGCATTACAAGTTTTCTACCCGACCTCAATGCCAGTTGTTCGTTGGTCTTACAGATGTCGACATAAAGATTATATTTTTCGGTGTCAGGGTTCCAAAGATATTCCCGATCGGTCATATCAAGCATGTTCAAAAAGTCTTGATAAGCAGGATTAAGACTCGGGCAAAGAATCGCTGCCTTCTTAGTTCTATGATATAGGTTACTGATTTCTTGTATCATGTCCCCGAAACCAGTTCTGCCGGAAGGGACAGTAATATCCCTATGTATATCTGTACCGATAAAATCTGTTCCGTCGCAGTAGGCGCGCACAATAAACTTTTCAAGATCCTGCCTTACGCCAATTCCAATGCTCACAACTTTTCCTTTATTGCTTTAATCGTTTTTTCTTTCAATTCTTCTTTATGACTACCGACCTTTCCCTTTCGAGTTTTTCGGAATGTTTTGGTTGAGTGCATTTCTTCTTTACCTGACCGTTCGAGTTTGCTTAGATTCTCAAACTTGCAATACTTTACTGCTTCCCTCAACTTTCTTTCGTCTAATTTCTCGAATAAAATCTTGAACGCTGGAAGTATTTCTTTGAATGTATTATTGATCATTCTTTCGTATGAGAGGCAACAATCAAATTTGATTTCTTCCTCGAAGGTTTTATATTCAAGATAGTCGTCTGTTTGCTCGATACAAAACTTATCTATGCCGAGTTTTTTTGCCTTTGTCATGGAACCTTGTTTCCCTCGGGCAAGAGCATCGTGGTAATACGATACCAATGCGTCCAGAGGATCTCTAGAAATGTTGATCAACACATCCTTTTCGCCTTTACTCGTCACTTCGTTTCTGAGTTTGCTGTTTCCTTCATAACCGAAACCGATGTGTGTGAAAGTCGTTTTTCTAGATTTAGTACCAGTTTTTTTCTCATACACTTCTATGAGTTTACGGAACCATGTTCTCCCACACTTGGGGTATGAGACAATATAGATCATCAGAATTGCCAGTAATTTTTCTGAGCACCTGTATCAAAGTCGAAACCAAACATATCAATGTCCGACTTATACCAATCAGCAACGATCTGTATTGTCTCCGGCGTGTAGAGGTCCATGTAAGTCCCTTCGTTCAAACCGGTAACATTACGGGCACGGGACATAGCAGGGATGCTGAAGTAAGAGCAGAGGTCTTCGTTGAGGTTCTCGAACCGTAGCATATGACAACGGAGTTTGCCGTTTTCGTCACAGACGTGATCGGTTGTAGGATACCATCCACGGATAGCACGGTGCCACATATAATCCTGACCGCCCCAGTCGAAACGACTCTCGAGAAAATGCTCGAACGAATCAATCTTATGTTTGCCGACTGGTTCTTTCTTCTCTACTTCCGTCACCTTCTTGGCGAAGAAGTATCGTGAGACAACTCGATCCCACGGATTACGCGCAATAGCAAATGCACTGTTCATCGTTCGAAGTTCTGCCTTGTAGTCTCTCCACCTTGCATGCTCGAAACCATGATGGTCTCCGATCGAATCCATCTTCGCTTTTACTGCCCTAGTATAATCACGACTTACATGATTGTCCCAAGTACCCACGATGATCTTGTTAGCGAGTTGCGGACTTCTTCGTATTGTCATTCCTGCGCACTTAGGGATGTGCACGAATATTGATTTGATCATGAGATTACCTGCATTAATTTTTCTACGTTTTCACCTGCTTCCGGAAGTTTATCCTTTAAGAAGAAGTGTACGAAGTGACAGTCTTGGATATTAGTATTGGCGGTGAATAATCCATTCCACTTATCCGACATGTGTTTTGTCGGGACTTGATATTTCTTTAAGAAGTAATTCAAAAGAGTCTGGTCTGTGCTCCATTTCCAAGCACCCATACCATCGACGAAATCCGAGAACTCTGTACGTTCTATGAATTGCTTTGGTGTTTGTCCCTTGGTGTATGGCAAGAACTTCTCGCAATTCAATAAGATCATACCCATGTTATAGAATTCAAAACCTAAATTATTCGGTTTGAAATCAACACCTTTGGCGGGTTGATGTAGAGTCTTATATTGCATGATCGAGTAGTTTGTGATCTTACCTTTATATTGCGCTGTAATTGGCATCTCACGCTCACTGACAGCACCGAAGGCATGCTCGTCGCCGAACTCTTCAAAGATGCTCGGGGAGTCTGGTCGGATGTAAATGTCTGCGTCAATAATAGCGATACGATCGTATTCGCCAAGATAAGAAAACGCCTGTTCTTTCTCGTAGATCGGTAGATATCCGCCATGTTTCTCGTACGATTCTTTGCTTCGGTTTGTACGAAATACATTAGGTTTGATAGACAGTTTCGGTGTACGTTGAACAACGTGATCGAAACCATGCTTCTCGCAATAGTCAGCAACGCTCTGGATACAATGCTTGTAGAGTTTAGAGTTTGCCGCCTTACCAATACAAACTTGATACATTAATACTTTCATTTTAATCTCTCAATTCATCAAGACTCTTTTTCAAGAGTTCAAGTTGCTTTCTGACGACCCAAAGGTTGTATTGCGTATATCCCAAAGAAATAACAAGAGATATAATTAAAACATCGTTAGTCGTCATCTAAAATCCTTAATTAATTTAGAAATGTCTTGTTCTACTATTTCTGATTCGTAGAATTGAACCTTTCTTTGTTTTTTAGATAAGCGATCTAAATCTTGATCTTTTTGACGATTTTTCTTTTTGTTGCGCGGATCATAACGGGTGTACTTTGCCATGATTGACTATCTCATTTCCTTAACTTTAAACTTGTTCTAACCTTACCATTAATCTTTCGGCACGGTTTGTTACCTGACGATACCAGAGACTGTCGCGACCTTCTACTGCAGCACGTTTCCAATCTTTGTCTTCGAGTGCTGCGCGGAAGTTCTTAAACTTCGAAAGTCTAGTGCGACCCATATTGAACATCATGTTAACCAAGACTTCTTGAACTTCATCTGGCCATAACAAGAACTTATTGTTGTATAATTCGACGCACTCGTTCTCCGCGATGTGTAGGTCGCGTTCAAATGCTTCCCAGACGCGATCTTCAGAAACCTCAGTTCCTTCTGGTTCGCCGTGTTCAGGATCATCTTTAACGATTAGATGACCGACTCCGAATGTTGGATAACCAAGGTGATCGTGATAGATTTCATATTTCACACCTTCGTCGATTTTAAGTTGCTCGAAAACTCTTTCTTTATTCATAGTCCCATAAACTCCTTTGTCATTATGTAGTCTCGGACGAAATCACTTCTTACAATATCTTCCCATGAGAAGGTTACAACTGAGAAGTCTTTCATCTGATCTAATATTTGTAAAAAAGTATTTATTCCTTTCTTATCTCTGTCGCTCTTAAAGTCAGTTTGGCGATAGTCGCCTGAGAAAATAATCTTTGTTCCTTCCCCGACTCGAGTAATTACTGAATCGAGCTCGTGGAAATTTAGATTCTGGCATTCGTCGACCAAAATGATGCTGTGATCAAAGGTAATGCCGCGAATGTAAGAAGTAGATTCAAACGAGAGATATTCGTTATGAATTAGTTTCTCGTATGCTTTATTGTCTTCAAACATCTCTGCTGCGGCAGAACGGTATGGACCAGTGAACGCCTCGAGTTTTTCCTCGAGGGATCCTGGAAGGTATCCAACGTCTCGCGTCGGAACAACTGAGCGTACTATGATCAGTTTCTCAGACGACGTTGAACGGTCCAGAATCTCCTCTAGAGCGAGATACATTCCCAAGAAGGTTTTACCCGTACCTGCAGTTCCGATTAATGCGAGGTGATCTCCGTCCCTCCACGCATCGAAAACTAGTTGCTGATTATCGGTAATAGGTTGAATTGTGCTGAGGTCATCAATGCGAATATTCATTGATGCCGTTTGAGGTTGTTTAGTTTTCATCAGTCGTTTATCGAATTATCTGCGAATCCATATTTTCTCTTCTTTTCAGAAGAGAGACCAGTATTGCCGCCTGAGTTTTGTTTGATTTGTTTCAGTTTGTCTTTCCAGTCTCCGGAAGTTCTTCCCAGTACTGATCCAACGTGAGTGACTATTTTTGGCGCACCAATGATAACTTTCCACTCACCTTGCTCTTTCATCTTCTCCATTTCAGAGATAGACATGATTGTTTCTTTTTCTTCGCCGGTATTAATATTTCGTATACTGTATGTTGGCATAACAAACGATTTCCATATTTAAGTAAGAACAAGTCCCCTCGAAAGGGGACAGGTCCAGATAGGATCACCCCCTTAATCGAGATTCAACGTCAGATATAGCACTACGCAAAAAGTCTTGTTTCTTTGCAAGTTTATGTGCTTTATTGACATTCCCCCTTTTTTCTAATTTGTGAATATAATGTCCAAGTTCTTTCGAATCTTTCTTCAGTCTTTGTAACTGATAAAATGCTCCCATAGGTTGCTCCTTGTTTGCTTGGTTATTATAGACTCATTACAAATATGGTTGTGCCTCCTTCGGATTAATTTAATTCACTATTGTCAAAAATTTACTCACGGATCAAACTAGGAAATGCCTCTTGGACTAATTTCTTAGTAATGTATCGGTGAGGACTCTTCTTGTTAATCATCGATATAACGAGTTCGGCATCACGTGGATGCACAGACTCGAGTAAATCAATGAATTTTTTCTCGCGCTTGATCTTATTGAGAGAATTACTCTCGCGAAGACCTTGCACGAAATATTTAAAATTAAGGTGTTGTCTCAAAAGCGTCGAAGGTGGTGACGACTCTTCATTTGGGGTGTACGGTGGAGTACCATCCGGAATGTTCCATCGGATGGTTTCGTCGAATGTTCCTCTAAGGATATCCAACACAGGCATAATATTATTTTCCTGTAATACTTTAATTCGTTCTTCGCGATTCTTCGCCTTTACTGCTTTATCAAGAATCTCAAACACTTGCAATTTATGCGTCAGTGCCATAATATTAAATCTCCATCATTTTTTTGCCGTTACAATTATATAGTAAATATTAACTTAAAGGTTTCTCGAAAGAATATCCAAACCTTTCTACATCCTTTCTAAAATACTCGTGTACCATATCGCGAGTATCATCTGAGTAATATGTGCTGTAATGATCGTGCACCGAAGCATTTGCATGCGCCAACTTCATTTCCGAGGGCAGACCAACAAGTTCCTTTACTTTCTCGAAATCTTGTTCATATGTCTCAACACGACCAATAAAGTCTAATGGCGTATCGTTATAATGGAACCAAGAATATTGTGTGCGGATCTCAATTTTATTATCCTTTCTTCTCAGGTTTCCGGTAGGATGAGGGACTGCTGTTTCTTGTCGAATCCACTTGTCGAAGTCTGGTAATCTCTTACCTCGAAGTTGCGTTCGACCATGATAGATACTCACCATTCGCGCCCATGGATTACGCGTGAATCCGAAGGTGAGATAATCTTCCCAAGTCTCTAAACCCAACTGGTCGACATAGTCCGCAGGAAATCGGTGATCAGCGCCTCCTCGATTCGCCGGAACATTCCATATCGTTTTCTCTATAGAAGAACCACCGCATTTGTTTGCGTGCACAAAAATGCATTTGTATTCTTCACTAATCACCGTTCAAATTTCCTAAATGTTTTGAGTGTATCTTACATCCAATAAATTCGTTGTAATAATCGTTCGACAAAAGCACTCCTCTATCGAACTGTTCCTTTGTTTCGAAATAGGAACATTGCCCCTTTGTCTCACACAATCTTAGTATCTCTCTAGTATACGATTCCGGACCGTTAGTTTCAACAAGTAATTTGAGTTCTTCGTTGGACCCGTAGTATTTCATCCAATCAGACTGAGACTTTTTGATTCTTTTTCGCTTCATACCCTTGAGAGGCGGAAGTCTTCGGACAGACCAGAAGAATTTCTTCCCGATATATTTCTTTCCAGATTGATCGGTGATGCAATAAACGAACCCGACATAATCGCTTAAAAACTCT